CAGGACCCATATCCATATCCATATCTTGGTCGTCATACATCTCATCCTCCCCATAATCGATTTCTTCATCTTGTTGGTATTGCACAGGAGCGGACTGTTTGTTGGGATTCACAAAAGCATCCATACTTTCCTGTTGTTGGGTCATGGGTGGTGGGTTTGGAGCGGGTCGGGTTGGTCTAGGAACACGCTGGGGTTGCGGGGCAGAGATTTCAATCTCATCCATGATAGCCTGTTCATCCGCATCCAATTTCATAATGTTGGTATTTCCTCGGTCGAGTACGATTTCTTCGTCCATCTACTCTTTATGTAGAAACTAAAAAAAATACCTTTAACGCAGTTTAAAAAAATATTTGTACATTATAAATGTTTACCCTTAATCGTACCAGTCGTAATGCGCTCTCGATGATTGTCATCCTTCTCGTGGTCATCTCGGCTCTCGCCGCTTTCAGGACCAACACTACCAGCAAATACCAGCCCAAGCCAATCACTGTCAAGACGGTCAGTGACGCTTCCATTTTCGACCTCCCCGTCAGCTTGGAATGTACCGCTGGGTCCGGGAAAAAGGATAGCCCCTACTCCAAGGGTCTCACACCAGGTGGTGTCTGTGGTGCTCAGGAACTCGTGAGTGCGCACGCTGGATATGAGATTACCGACGGAATTGGTGGATCTTTAATCTAAGCTAATATAAATGGCTCTCATTACAACTATCACTGAGGCGATTCCAGATCTTCAACATGAATATCACACCGTGACGATAGATACAATTGGGCAGACTAGCGCCAATGTTTTCACATGTTATCTTCAACAACCATTAAAGAATGTCGTTCAGGCGAGGTTGTTAGCTGCACGAATCAATACCACTGTGGCTACGGAACACTGTTATGTTTCTATCAAAGAGTTGGATACGATCTTTTCCGATCGAGCTTCTGATGTACCAAATGGTCAAGCGAGTGAGAGTGTTGTTCGTAACTCATTCGCTAGTATCGTAAGCGATGGTACGGGTGTTATTGGGTTCAAGGATGATTATCCGATCGTCACACAATATATTGATCCTATTCGTACGATTGATCGATTTAGTGTGACTCTCAGAAACCAAAGTGGTGTACCCATTCTCCCTGGTGCGAGCAGCAAAAATTTCTTAGTAATTCGCTTTGTGTGTAGAAAACCCAATCTGTAATTTTCTCCTTTTACTATAGTATACCATGTCTGCAGGCATTGTTCAATTGATCGCTATCGGAGCCCAGGATGAATATATCATGGGTGACCCCGAAATATCGTTCTTTAGTTCAACGTTTAAAAGACATGCTAATTTTTCACAATCCATCGAAAAGCAAACGATCCATGGAGCGGTGAAAAACAGTTCAATGTCCAGTGTTCAATTCGAACGTTCTGGTGACCTTCTCGGTTATGTTTATTTCACAATAGATAATCTCACGTCCGCCCTTGATATTCAGAGGTGGGATACCATCATAGATAAAGTGGAACTTCTTATTGGTGGTTCGGTCATCGATACCCAAGACTCCATATTTACCGAAAAAATTGCCATCGATACCTTCGCCCAAAACGTTTCCAGAAGTGCGAATGGTACACACCCAGGTGTGAGCGCTCGCTCTTACTTTTATCCCCTTCGCTTCTTCTTCTGTGAGGGTCCACAGTATGCTATCCCCTTAGTCGCACTCAACTATCATAACGTAGAGATCCGTATCCATTGGGCTAGTGCGGCTGCGAACTATAACGTAGAGTGCTATGCGAACTACTATTATCTCGATAACGAGGAGCGTGGTAACATCGCATTGAGGAAGCATGACCTTCTCATCACCCAAGTACAGAAAAACATCCCATCTCGCACACTCGTCCAGGATCTCACGTTTAATCACCCCGTGAAGTATCTTGCCTCATCAGATACGACCACCGACGGTGCGCTCACTTCACCCATTAACAAAATCAAGTTAAACATCAATGGTACGGATATGAGTAATTATAAATGGGGAAAACCACATTTTATTGATGTGATGAGTTACTATCATACAAGCTTTGTGACGTCTCCAGATTTCTTTCTCTATTGTTTCTGCCTCTCCACAAGCTCACTTCAACCTACAGGTACCCTCAATTTCAGTCGTTTAGAGTCTGCTAAGATCATGAGTGAATCAATGCCTATCAACGACCCGATATACGCGGTCAACTACAATATCCTCCGTATCGAGAACGGTATGGCAGGACTCCTCTACGCGAATTAAAATGCTAATCTATATTAAATGGTCAAGAACTTGCCGACGGTCGAACGATCTACAAAAATTAGGTTCGGTAAAAACGCGACAGAGGACCAGGGTGAGAATACGATCGTGTTCAACGCCAGTAATACCCAGATCGACACGACGCAATCGGGGTCGGTGTACATCAGTCCTTTACGTCAAGTGCTTGATGTTTCTGATCGTCAAATCAAGATTCTTACGTATAACCGAATATCAAAAGAGATCACGGATTCGGGTGTGGCTGCCGTAGACGTTTTACAACCAAATTTTCAAGCCACCACAAACCTTGGAAATACGACAACAAACACACTCGAGTTTAATAATACAGAAACGGGTTTCGTGACCGTGTCCAACGTCGGTATCGCAAATTCTTCACCACTCCACACCCTAGATGTGGGCTCAAATCTCTACGTTCACGATACCGGTTCTAATGTTCTCGTCGTGAACGGAAACACAAACATTAAGGGGGATATCGTTGTCCAAGGAAACGCTCAGATAGATGGTGTCCTCACTGTGATTAACACTGAAAATCTCACAATCACAGATGCTATCATAGAATTGGGAAGAAACAACACGGTTGGAGATACGACACTCGACCTCGGAATCGTCATGAACCGCCCGGGTTCTAACGTCACGGTTGGATTTTTAGAGGGTTCGAGTGAACTTGCTCTGGCGTACACGGAAACGAGTGCGGAAAGTAAGACGATCACCCCATTAACATCCGAGACATTGGACGTACATGTGTACGGTCGCGTTCTCACTGAGTCTAATATTGGGATCATAAACACGAGCCCCATTCACACATTAGATGTGGGATCCAATCTTTTCGTAGATGAATATGGTTCGAATGTTTTAGTCGTCTCCGGAAACACGAGTATTAGTGGTGACCTCACGGTGGATGAGGATACCTTCCACGTGGATGTGGGAGGCAAGTCCATAGGACTTGGGACAGTGACTCCCGACGCTAACCTCCACGTTATTGGAAATGTCTACGTGTCCTCGAACTTAACGGTGGATGAGAATACCCTTCACGTGGATGCGATGACCAATTCCGTTGGTATTGAGACCAAGAACCCCCAAGCTAATCTCCACGTTGTTGGAAATGTCTATGTCTCGTCGAACTTGACTGTGGATGAAGACACCCTCCATGTGGACGCGACGACACATAGTGTCGGAGTCGAGACCAAGAACCCTCAAGCTAACCTCCATGTTGTTGGTAATGTGTATGTGTCTTCAAATCTCACCGTTGATGAAGATACTTTCCACGTGGACACGACGACACATAGTGTCGGAGTCGAGACCAAGAACCCCTCCGCCAATCTCCACGTTGTGGGTAATGTCTATGTCTCCTCGAATCTCACCATTGATGAGGATACCTTCCATGTGGATGCGACGACCAATTCCGTTGGTATTGAGACCAAGAACCCCCAAGCCAACCTTCATGTCGTTGGTAACACATATATATCTGACGATCTAACAGTCGCCACGGATACATTCCATGTGGATGCGACGATTGAACGAGTGGGTATAAAAACAAAAACACCGGATGCTGAACTTCACGTTGTTGGAAATGTCTACGTGTCCTCAAACCTCACTGTGGATGAAGATACCCTCCATGTGGACGCGACGACCAATTCCGTCGGTATTGAGACCAAGAACCCCCAAGCTAATCTCCACGTTGTTGGAAATGTCTACGTGTCCTCGAACTTAACCGTGGACGAAGACACCCTCCATGTGGATGCGACAACCAATTCCATTGGTATTGAGACTAAGTTTCCCAAAGCCAATCTTCACGTTGTGGGTAATGTCTATGTGTCCTCGAACTTAACCGTGGATGATGATACCCTCCATGTGGATGCGACGACCAATTCCGTTGGTATCGAGACCAAGAACCCCAAAGCTAATCTTCACGTTGTTGGAAATGTCTATGTCTCTTCGAACTTGACTGTGGATGAAGACACCCTCCATGTGGATGCGACGACCAAGTCCGTTGGTATCGAGA